CTTCAAGATCAAAGAGTTTGTCACTGACCAAAAGACCGACGTTGTCGTGAGGTGTACTGATGGGTACGAGTTTAGATTCCTGGCTCGTGGTGCCGAACAGAAGATTCGGGGACGAAAGTGGCATGGAAAGCGTCCTGGTCTTATCATTGGAGACGATCTGGAAGACGACGAGCAGGTTGAGAATAGAGATCGACGGAAGAAGTTCCGACGATGGTTTTTCCGAGCTTGTAAACAGGCTCTACGAGATGGAGGAAAGATCAGAGTCCATGGAACGATTCTTCACGAAGATTCTCTTCTGAGCCACTTGGTCAACAACAAGACCTGGTCCTCGAAGATCTATCGTGCCCATCGGTCGTTTGATGACTTCAATGATAAGCTCTGGCCGGAGAAGTTCCCGGAGAAGCGGCTGCGTGCAATCCGGCAAGAGCTTATCAATGAGGGCGACTCCGCAGGGTACAGCCAGGAGTATCTCAACGATCCATTCGACTACGATGAATCATACCTCAAGAAGGATGACTTCATCCCGATGAAGGAAGAGGATCATGCGTCATTCAAGGTTATGGGGGTTGGTGTGGACTTTGCTATATCGAAGGCTGACACAGCAAACCGGACCTCTTTTACAGTGGGAGGAAAGGACGTCGAGAATATCCTCCACTTTGTGGACCAGCGTGTTGGACGAATGGATACCACTGAGATCATTGATGAATTCTTTAACATCGAAAGAAGCTGGCACCCCGACAAATTCTGGGTCGAGGATGGGATGATTTGGAAGGCGATACAGCCGGTGCTGGTTGCAGAGATGCGCCGCCGGGATGTGTGGCTGTCGCTGGAAGCGATCCTCCCCGTCAAGGATAAGAAGGTCAGGGGTAGGTCACTTCAGAAGAGGATGCGTGCCCGCGGCTGTAGGTTCAACAAAGACGCCGAGTGGTATGAGGACTATGAGGCGGAACTCTTACGGTTCACCGGCGATTCCGAAGCCCTTCTCGACGATCAATTCGATTCATCTGCCTTGCTATCCCGAGGGTTTGAGAACTTGGTTGTGGAAGAAGATGACTCCCTCTCGGAAGAGGAAGAGGAATTCATCCATATGTCAGGTCGGCTCAAGGGTGGCGAAGGCCGTTCCCAAATAACTGGATATTGAACCAATGGAACTAGAAACCAAGCTTAAGATCAACAAAGATCTGATGGATGCTCCTAATCTGATGGACCGTCTATCGGATAAGGATCTTGAGGCTATTGGTAAGACTGTGTGGGAGGGATACTCCCGCGACAAGCAATCCCGCATTGTGTGGGAGCGCAGGATGGAGTCCGGTATGGACCTGGCTATGCAGATCCAAAAGGAGAAGAACTTCCCCTGGACTGGATGCTCGAATGTAATCTTCCCCCTCGTCACGATTGCCGCTTTGCAATTCAGTGCACGCTCATATAGTAATATTATCCAAGGCACTGACGTTGTTCGCTATCGTGTCGTGGGGGAAGATCCGACTGGAAAGGTGAAGGAGAGGGCCGACAGGATCTCGAAGCACATGAGCTGGCAGGTTCTCGAGGAGGACACTTCATGGGAGGAACAGCATGATCGACTACTCATTAACCTTGGCATCGTTGGAACTAACTTCATCAAGACCTATTTCTCTCCGCGGCTCAAGCATAACGTATCTGAACTTGTTATGGCCAGAGACCTTGTTCTCGACTATTACGCCAAGTCAGTTGAGTCATGCGCTCGAAAGACTCACATCGTCCCCCTCTACCGGAACGAAATCTACGAGCGTTCAGTAGCGGGGATCTTTGATCCGAAGATTTTGGATGCCGCCTGGTTCAATACCAAGCCATCCTACTACGAAGGTACGCCGAAGCAGGATGTTCGCAGGGGACTGTCGCCCAACGAAACGGACGACGACACACCCTTCCGCACCCTGGAACAGCATCGGCTGTTGGATCTGGATGGGGACGGCTATGCCGAACCCTACATCGTAACGATCGAGGAGGGCTCTAAGAAAGTCTGTCGTATTGTGGCGAGGTTTGATCGCGAAGAGGATGTTGAGAGGACTACCAGTGGGAAGATTCTTCGAATCAAACCTACCGAGTATTTCACGAAGTATTCCTTTATCCCGGCAGCCGACGGCGGCATCTACGACATAGGCTTCGGGGTCCTCCTCGGTCCCTTAAATGAGGCTGTAAACAGTGGCATCAACCAACTCCTCGATTCTGGCACGATGCAGAACAGCATTGGCGGCTTCCTGGGCCGCGGTGCGAAGATCCGTGGCGGCGTTTACACAATGGCTCCGTGGGAGTGGAAGCGCGTAGATTCGACAGGGGATGACCTGCGGAAGAACATGGTCCCATTCCCTGAGCGTCAACCCTCGGCGGTGATGTTCCAGCTCTTGAGCTTACTCATCGGGTATACCGATAGGGTCTCTGGTGCCGTCGATCAGATGGTCGGAGAGAACCCTGGGCAGAACACCCCCGCCGAGACTTCTCGCAATACGACCGAGCAAGGGATGCAGGTCTACTCGGTAATCTTCAAGCGGGTCTGGCGGTCGATGAAGGAGGAGTTCAAGAAGCTCCACGAGCTGAATGGGACGTTCCTCAAGCCGACGCAACGCTTTGGGGACTCTGGGAATGAGATCCGCCGGGAGGACTACGGCGCGAACTCCGACTACGTGGTGCCGGTGGCTGATCCGCATATTACCTCGGCCTCCCAGAGAGTGGCGCAGGCCGTCATGGTCAAGCAGGCGGCGGCAACAACCGCGGGCTACGACCGGGATGTAGTTGAGAGGAACTTCCTGCGGGCTATCCAAGTCTCTGGTATGGACGAAATCTACAAGGGCCAGGACAAGCTCCCGCCGCCGAAGGATCCCAAGGTCCAGGTCGAGGAGATGAAGCAGAAGGCGAAGATTGGTGCGTTGCAGCTTAAATCCAAGACATTCGCGGCTACGCTGGAAGAGAACAAGAAAGTCAATATGGCGAAGATCGCGCAGATGGAAGCCAATGCAATCAAGCTTATGCACGATGCGAAGATTGACCGGGCTGATATGAGGTTGAAGGCTTTTGATATCGCAATCTCTGCGATGCAAGAGCACAACAAGCAGTTGAATGAGCAAATCAAGGCAATGGGAGAGTTAAATGACGAAGGTAGTACAGATGGACCTAGTGGCGGAGGAGACGTTTCTGGAGTGGAAGAGCCTGCGGGCAACGCAGGAGTTCTTCCGCCTCCTGGAGGTATGGGAGGAGAGCCTCAAGGCCCAATGGGCTAAGGGGAACTTCGAGAGTACCACAATGGAAGAGACGGCGATGGTTAATGCCGGCGCTCTGGGTGAAATAAGCATCCTTCGGAAGATCCGGGCTGTGGAGTACGAAGATTTTGCAGAGGGATTGGATGATGAATAAGTCAGGCCTGAAACCACTCGGCCGCGCGGTTCTGGTTGAGCCATATGAGCCAGAAGTTAAGAAGTCCCTCATCGTTATGCCGGATACTGTGAAGGACCGGACGACGATGGTAGAGACGCGGGCTGTGGTGATTGATGTAGGGCCGGTGGCTTGGGATGACGAGCCGCAACCTCGGGCGAAGCCGGGGGATAAGGTACTCATTACGAAGTTCGCTGGTGCGATGGTCGTGGGGACTGAGGATGGGAAGGCCTATCGTCTAGTCAACGACCGAGATATTTTCTGCGCTATAGAGGTAACGTGATGGAACAGGAAATGGAAGTAAAAGCCAAAGAGCTTGGATGGTCCCCAAAGGAAGAATTTCGAGGTGATCCAGACAAGTGGATTGATGCCGAAACCTACGTCAAGAGGGGCGAGGAGTTGATGCCGCTGCTCAAGGCAACCACCCGCAAGCAGAGCGATGAGCTGACGAAGCTGCGTGGGGAGCTGAGTGAGACGAAGACGTTGCTGGCGTCGGCGGCTGATGCAATCGAGGCACTGAAGGAAACCACCAGCAAAGCTGCCCTTGACAAGGTGCGGGCGCAGAAGGTGGAGCTTAAGGCTGCACTGACGAACGCCCGTTCTGAAGGGGATGTGGATGCCGAGGTAGAGATCCAGGAGAAGCTGGCAGAGACTACTGCGATCATCAAGGAAGCTGAGAAG